GAAAGTTTTCCTGTGTTGTCCCAAAAGTCAACCGCTTTCGGGGATATTGTAATAATCATTTGCACCCTCCTATGCATGCAAAAGCGCCCCACGGTCAGGTGGAGCGCTTCAACACGCTGTTATGTTTCGTCTGTTAAGCTTCGATGGGCAAAAGACCGATAAGCTCTGAGTACTGATCCTCGCTTATGCTGCCGCCGAGCATGAGCGCCCCGAGCTTGTCCGCCATGTTGTCTGTGCGTCCGATGCTGATAAGATACTTTGCAAGCCGATATGCCATTTATTTCACCCCCTGTTCAAGCATTGTAGTTCTGACCTCGAGGTCAAACACCTGTTCGGCTAGGTCATCCATAGTAACTATTGTGACGGTTTCCGTTGGCTGCTCTGGTTGCGGTCCAGGTTCTGGAGAACGAGGGGCTTCAAAACCAGTTTCAGTTTTTATGTATCCAACAGGAACGGAAGTTTCAGAAACAATACACATGCTTAAAAAATCCGAAGAGTACCTTTCAGATATGGGTACGTCAGGAAACAAAGGATCTATTTCGTCAATAACCGCCCCAACAGAATTATCTGTATTTAGATAGATATATTTCATAATGTTCGCCTCCCATTACCAAAAAACAGCTACGCAGCCGCCTGCGCCACTACCGCCTGCAGCTGATCCATAACCTGTGCCTATAGTAGGATTTGCCGGGCTAACACTACCATCGCCATAGCCCCCATCCGCTGAACTTATAGTTCCAGGCCATGTTCCTCCTACTGTACGTTTTACACTCAGACCAGGAGCACCTGCGCTACCATCATTTCCTGGCGTAGCTCCCGATTCGTGTAAAGATACTGCACCAGAACCTCCTCCGCCTACAGTGAATGTAATAGGATCAACACTCATAAGCATATGTACGAGTGCTTTTACTTCACCAGAGTTTCCTGCAGTATTTGTTCCTGAACTATTACTGTTAGCGTTAGATACTCCTGAAGCTCCTCCTGCACCATAACCAATACCACCACACCCATACTTTACTGGGGTTGCCCCTACGCCCTCACTATTTCCTCCATATACCAAAGCAAGAGGTATAGCGTATGATTCAACCTGCGTATAATCTTTACCTAAATAATAATAGGTTAATATATACTGAAAATGAGCCAAATTGTCTTGGACAATATTCATAGATCCAGGACGCCTGATATATATACCGCCAGCCCCTGCTGTTCCACGAATAGTAGGTAGCCGCAAATCAGGCATAGCTATTGCTGACACATCTGTATTGTTATAATATATTCCGTCACCTCCGTTACCTCCCCATATAGGGACACCTGGCAACCATCCACCGGCCCCACCAGCAGGGACGGCATAAGATTGACCAGATAAGCGAGACACGCCGCCGCGAAATTGCCCCTGCCGTCCTGGCATTGTTCCTGCCGTTCCCCCGCTACCACCCAGAGCTGTTACTAAATTCCCGAAAGAAGACGGTCCTCCTGCACCACCTGAAGCTGTACCACCGACAGCACTTGCGCCTCCGGCTCCGCCGCCACCAACAACTATAACATTGATTGTATCGCCAATACTTAAGCCGCAGTCAACTGGATTAAAAACTCCCGAAGATTCAAATATCTTAAAGCCCATTAGAATTGACCTCCTATTCTATTAACACTGTAAGGATTAAAGTGCTCAAACTGTATGAGTTCATATGAGCTAATTTGACCAGGTTCGTTTCCAAATCTTAAGGCATCACCTCCGCTACCCTGCAAGATAAAATTTCCGGTTGAGCTGTTATATATTACAGTTACCCAGCTTCCTGCTAAAGCCTTATTCTGTTTACCTCTTGAGTCTATAATAGGGTGAGCACCTGTTTCAGAAACATTGAGAGTAGCCCCCTTATTCATATCAGTATGGAGTTTGAGTCGTATCGTCGCTCCATCAGATAAAACGAATCCCGGCTGTGACAGTATAAAAGCATCTGGTGTTCCTGTGGTTGTCCCGGAAGCTGCTAAAAACTCATCTTGCAAGGCTTTATTAATGGGATTACCTTCTTGTACCGGCTCATCTGCCCGTTCGTGGTATTCAAACCTCAAAAAATTGTGTTCGTCATCATAAACGGCATACCTGTTAGGTTTACCGGGTACCCGGTCAATGTGTTGTTTCACTGTATTTATACCTCCCCACTGCTGAACTCGCCGCTGTATACAAATGACAACGCAGCCTTGTCTGCATATGATTTCTTTAGTTCTTCGAGCGCCAAGGTGGCGGCATCAACAATTTGCAGCACGCGCTCAAGGTTATTTGCACCTGTAACTGTCAGATCGTTCATACTTACCGGAAGTGGCGGCGTGTTTTCCGGCAAAGTTATCGTATTTCTCAGAGCTGTGACATTGTATATGTACCGCGCCATAGCCGCCGATGATGGTATATCTGTAATAGCCCAGTCAGTCTTCATTGTGAGCTGTATAGGATAGCTGTACGGCACCGCAAATATGCTGTCAGGTGCTACACCCAGTGAGGACAAATAAGCCGCCAGCGTGCCCGGCAAGCTGTTAAATTGCTCAGTCAGATATGCAACTGCTCTCTCTACACGGTTGAGGTCTGATGCATTGTAGCAGCCTTTTTGTGCATTTTCCCATTGCTCTTTCTGCTCCTCAGTCAGTCCGTACCAGGTAACTCTGTCGAGAAGTTTTGTCAGCTTTTCGAGTGTTAAAACGTCTGCCTGCGTTCGGTCGTATATCAGATCGAGAGCCATCATATCCCTCCCCAATAGATAATTACACAGCCAGAGCCACCGGGCGTACCCTGTGTACCACTTGATGGATAGCGTCGGATGTAATGGTTACCCTTATTATCTGTACCGTATACACCGCGCAGACCAGGCACTCCGCCGCCCCCACCATTACCTGTGTTTGGCTGCGCTATGATCCTGCTTCCATCAGCGCCTTTTAGCCCAAAAGCCATGTTAGTGCCGATATCTGCAAAGCCATCATAACGCTGCCCGGAGGAGCTGGAGTAGGCGCCGAAAGTGGTATCTTCACCGGCCTGCCCAGACGCTCCGCCTTCACCAATTTGTACATTAAATATTTGCCCATCATTGAAATTAACAAGCAGCGTATTTATTTTACCGCCTAACCCGCCATCTCCGGGTTTACCGTCCTCGTCCCAGGTTCCGTCAGTTCCAGCCTGGCCGCCATCACCGCCGCCGACTATGACTAGCTTCAGCTTTGTAACCCCGGCCGGAGCTGTCCATGTTCCGTTTGCAGTTATCACAATATGACTGGTATACAGCTCATCACCGGTCGCCTGCAGAAGTTCAGATTGTACATCTCGCATCACACCGTTAACCAGGCGAAACTGTTGTCTGCGCCGCCGACCTGAAACGGCAAAGCCCGTATCAGCTTCGACGATATCTACGTCCCCAACCTCACTGGACATATCCCCACGCCCTTTAGCGCTGATCTTGTTCCCACCGTAGTTTACCAGTATGTATCTAGCCGCATCGTTTGCTTGAGCTGCCGTCTTAATGAATGGATTGTTGACCGATATGGTCTTGTCTGATGCCGTATTCGTGCCGCCGACAACATGCTGAGCGTCACCGATTTTAAATACTATCGCGGACAAGTCATTGTTTGCGGTGTATTCTGGGAAATCACTCAGATTATCCAACATGACTTTGTTGCTCGTTTTCGTTGGCAGGCTTGCCGCCCAGAGATATCCTGTTTCGGGGTCTGCTTTCGGATATGTCCCCGATGCCTGGCAGACAAAGCGTAGTAGGTTTCCACAGGTGATATTCTCAACATCTTTTGGCTCACAGGTCAGAGATGTGCTCCCCTTATTTCCATCAACGCGATAATGCCCGGCAAAATTAACTCCAAGCTGTGAGACCAACTCCGCCAACCATCCATCCAAGCTGGTGGGCAGGACTGCCGGCGAAATGAACTTTCTATCGGCCAACAGACCAACTATCGATACCAGCCGCCAGCGCATGGCCAGCCCGTTATTAACGATAGACCAGCCGCCGCTTTGCTGATAAAATACCCCGACTGGCACATGCTCTATCCCCACAGGTGTTTCTACACCCATCCAAATCGGTATGCCCTGCCGCTCCTCAACAGATAAAAAAAGGCCCGATTTATTTCTCGGGTCAAAGCGCCGATCCTCATTATAGATTTCCAGCGTAGCGGTTGCAAACGGGAGCGAAGCACAGGAAAAGTCTGCTTGATCCATGATATCTAAGGAGTAAATTGTATCGCCATCCCACTGCTCATAAATGCCAGGGAGTATCTCCACGAGTCTTAGAAAACGAGACGGAATAGACCACTTCGAAACCGTTACCCGCAAAGCAGTCGGATTGTATACTGTGAATCCTTCAAAATATACTGTTTGTTTACGGTTTCCGGTTATAGTCTTACTGTAGGCAAGTGTATCCCCGCTGTAAACGGCAAAAGTAAAATCGACAGCATACCCGTCAAGCTCTCTGCCTGTAAAGCAAACTGCCGCCGCTTGCAGCACGTTGAGATTGCTGACGTTGAGCTGAACGAATGCATCCATCGTTCCGTCATTACCCGACAGCTGATTACCCAAAAATCCCTGATGCCCCTCAACAACGGAAGGGCTATCAGGGTAAATTTTCTGTGTTCCATTTAGAATCCAGCGGTTCCATTCGCATGTGGCATATGTAGGACCATCGGCTACAGTGTTTTTGTCATACAAATCCTCAGGCATGGAGTAGATAGATTCGCCGGAAGAAGTGACCGTACCGTAGACAATATCGGGGCTGACTAGATCTATTATTGCTCTCGAGACAATGCGTCGTACTGCTCCAACTATGGCTCCTTTGTATGCCTCTGATGTGTTAAGCACGGGGTTCCACCCCTTCCAATGAGAAAGAAATGCCATGCCAATAGGGTATGCCATCAATCGAAAAGGCATAGGACGGCGGCGTTAAGCTGGTACACAAAAACATCTCAGTTCTGACTTCCCCGCTATCCTCCAACACAACACCATCAATTGGCTCTCGACTCCTGAGTATCTCAAGCATACGCCGCATCAGACCGTCCTCTATGCCGTCGGGGAAGTCGTAGGCATACTCCACAATGGTTTTCTCGCCTCGCTTCTCAAATACCAATCTCCCCGACGCCATCGTCAAGGTCGTGCCAATGTCTTTCGAATAACATTTATATTTGTCCCCAGAGGTTTCGGGAAACTCCAAACCGTTTAATATTATCTGTACCAACTCGGCACCCCCCTTTTTAAAAATCGTTAACCTCAATTGGATTTTCGCTCTGCACTTGCCTAAAAGCGGGAAGGGTGGTACGGAAGAACTCCACGGCATCTGCATTAACGATGATTGTCAAATCACCTGATGCGTCAGCCGATGCTCCAGCTGTCAATGTGCTAAGCGCATTTACGATTGCGGCCGTCTGCTCGTTGTTACTGTCCATGGTTTTCGGCGGTTCCAACACGCTCGGTATAGCTCTAACCATATATTCCTGGGCTTCTTCGGCGGTTAGAACGCGCTCACCCTTATGTAGCTCAGCTCTGTAACCATCAAAAGGAACATAAGGTAAACCACCTGCATGAGATCCATTGATTGATGCCGATGTTGCGGACGCTGCGATAGCCGCTATACGCTCAGCCTGTGCCCTCAGAGCAGCTTCCTGAGCCTGCATGCCGGCAATCAGGCCCCGTACAGTATCTTCACCGCTGCTGTAGGCGACGTCGTGCAGCGTGGTGAGGTTTTCCTGCAACTCTTGAGCATATTTGCCCTCTAAGGTGTCCAGCTCGTCCTTATAAAACTTCTCGGCAATCTCTTTGGCTAGCTTCTGTTTTTCTTCCCATTTGACGTTGTATTCTTCCCACTGTTTATCTGACTGCTGGAGCAACAACCGCCCATATTCAAGCGCCTCATCTACGCTCATTGCGGTTATTTCGGACATCAGGCTATCAGATATTCCGCGCTCTCTTAAAGCATTTAATGTCTCGCCATACTGCTCCAAAACGTCAATCTGGCCCTGAATGTTGGAAAGCTCGCTATACTCACTCTTGGAGCCGTCCGACCAACTGATAGAAACCTTATTTATCAGCTCACCATAATCGGCAAGCTTATTCGCCATTGCCTCCTGCTCTCTGGTTACGGCTTCGATTTTACTCTGTATACCGTCAAAAGTTTTCTGCATAGAGTCCGCAAGTCCGTCAACATAGTCCTGGAACTCGTCCATTGCTTTTTTGGCCAGCTCTGCAGAATCCTCAAAACCTTTACCAAAAGAATCTACAGCAAGTTTCGCAGCTAGCTTCATAACATCGTCAATCTCACGCTGTTTGTCATCGATGCCTAAAATAAAACCGTCTGCAGTATCGTGAGCGGCCCTCCGAGTCGCTTTAGAAGGTGATCCTGTTTCAAGCCCAGCACGAAAGCTCTTAATAGCCTGTTTGGCGACCGCCTTCATCTTGGAATAAAGCATACCTGTTTTGCCATCTATACCATTAAGAAAACCCTGGATGGTATCTTTACCGGCTTTGGCAGCCTCGTCCGATTGATTCATCTCGTCCACAGCCTTATCCAGCCGCTTTTCGATATCGGACATTTTTTCGTTGAAACCGGTCTGCATTTCTGCCACCTGCTCGGCGAACTTAACTTTACCTTCTTCTACCTGACCAAATTTTTGGTTGAGTTCTGAGACTTTTTCTGCACCGCCGTCAACGATAGCCTGTAAGTATGCTGCGCTCTGAACACTGCCGTCAGAGAGCTTAGCGAGCAGCACCTCATCAATACCCATAGCCGCTGCCTTCGCCATGTTGTCGGCATAAGTATCCATGTATTCAACTTGGCTTTCGAGAGCGGCTATCATCTTGTCAATGCTCTCGTCAGTGCTGACGGCCATTTTCTCAAAGAGGTCGATCTGCCCGTCAATGCTTTTATAGGCATCGTCGTATGCGTCGTTGTATTCTTTTTCGAGGGCCTTCATCTCATCAATGATGCCCTCAATTGAATCCGAGGATGCAGAAAAGGCTTCTTCCTGCTCCCCAAGAGCTTCATTAAAGGATTCTGTACTCTCTTTGGCTGCCTCAAGTTCAGGACTCATTTCTTCAAGTTTTTCCTGATAATCTTCCTGAGATTTTTTTAGCTCCTTTAACCGTTTATCAAGTTCACGAGTTCCAACGCCTTCCTCACGGCACCTCTCGATTTCCTGTTCAACCAGATAAATTTTTTCTTCAATTTCTTTAAGGTTAGCTTCTGCCTCTGCCACGCTTGCGGCAATTTCTCCCTCATATTCTAGGGCTGCAGCTGCATCTCTTCGCGCTTGCTCAAGCTCGAGCGCAGCTTCCCAGTTTCCCTCTAAAGCGCCGGTATCGTCATTGATGTACTCGGACAGTTCCGGGAAGATATTTTTAAGCTTGTCTGATACGTTCGCAATAGCCTTTAAACTGGCTTCTGATCCGTCAGAGGTCTCCTGCAGATACTTTAACTGTCTTGCAAGCCCCTCAATTGACCTGTCCTGTTCGGCAAAAGAGTCTTTCAACTCTTCATATGCATCTTTTGCAGCTTCAAATTTTTTGGTAAGGATCTCGACCTCAGAAGGTGCTTTTTTTAATGCTGCTATTAGGCCAATAACCGCAGTCGTGGCCGCTGCAAGCCCGACCGCAATAGCTCCAATGGGATTGGCGGCCATTGCAGCTGTTACACCATGAATAGCAATTTTTAGCAGCGGTAGAAGCTTTAGCAGCGCTGCCAGACCTACAGAACCACCTACAAACACACCTAGTGCTGCGGTTAGTACGGTAATCACCTGTACAAGTCCTTCGTTTTCAGAAACAAAATCAGCGGCCCATTCCGTTACACCCGCGCCGGTTTCTGCTAGGTTTGCCAACGCCGGAGTAAGAGCGTCGCCTACAGCCTGTTTCAGGAGCGTAACCGAGTTTTCGAGAAGCTGAAATTTACTCTCCGTCGTTTCGTATCTCAGTGCCGCCTCATCTGCAAGCGCTGTGTTTTCTTCCCATGCACTGGAGGACAAGTCAACAGCCTTTGCCAGTTCTTCAGATGCCAGAGACATGGCTTTAAGCATGTTAGACTGCCTGATGCCCGAGAGCCCCATCTCATCAAGTACAAGCATTGCACTCTCTCCCTGAGATTCCAGGTCTCCAAGGCCTCCTATGAAAGCCTGGATTGCAGAAATAGCGTCAGTTTTCCAAAGCTTTGTAAACTCTTCAGCAGACATTCCAGAAATGTCTGCAAACTGCTTAACGCTCTCTCCTCCCTTGGCGACGGCTTTTTCTATAGCTGTCATTGTCTGCGTCATTGCTGTTCCACCGGCTTCAGCCTGTATACCCACGCTGGACATAGAAGTAGCCAGAGCCATTATCTGTGACTCGGTCAGGCCTGCAAGAGTACCAGCCGATGCAAGACGGGTAGCCATTTGTACAATCTCAGATTCAGTTGTAGCGAAGTTGTTGCCCAGAGCAACGACGGTCGATCCTAATCGTTCATAGTCCTCGGATGATGTCCCGGCAATGTTGGCAAATCTCGCCAGAGCCGTCGCCGCTTCTTCCGCCGAAAGGTTCGTGGTCACGCCAAGATTTGTCATAACCTCGGTAAAACTCAGGATATCATCCGTAGCGATACCCAACTGACCAGCGGCTTCGGCAACACCAGCAAGTTCGGTAGTTGATGCTGGAATAACCGTTGACATTAGCTTAATGCCATCAGTAATTGACTGTAACTGTTCGTCCGTACCATCTACAGTTTTATAGACACCTGTAATAGCACTTTCAAACTCAACTGATGCATCGATGGCTTCTTTTAGGGCTTCCGCAATCTTCTTTAAGCCGCCGACTACACCCGCCGCTGATAAGGCAGTGGCCAGGGCATCGAGTGCGTCAACAGAATTATCTACCTCATTACCGAATTCATCTATGGACTTAGCTGTACCGTCCGCGCTCTCCTTAGCCTCATCAAGATATTTCATGTTCTGCTTCAGCGCCGCATCTGTCTCGTTTACTGCAGTTTTGGCTTTGTTGTACTCGTTCTGAAGCTGGTTGACCTTGTCAGCTGCACCCTGCTGTTTGCTTTGGACCTTTTCAAGCTCGCCATTCAGCCTTTCGTTTTCTAAGACCAGCTCGCCGGCCGATTTAGCAGCGCCATCAGTAGAGGTCTCAAGCTTACGCATGCACTCCTGAGACTTCGCGATTTCCTCTGCAAGTTTCTGTTGCTCAGCACTTGTATCCTCAGAGCTGTTCTGCAACGACTTAAGCTTTCCCTGGCTTGCCTCGACCTGTTTTGCGTACTTAGCCCATTCTTCACCGGCCTTGCGGGTAGAATTATCAAGTGCATTGAGGGCAGCCTCGTTCTTGGACAGCTCGGCTTCAGTCTTACTTCCAGCCTGAGCAAATTCGTCATAAGCTTTTTTAGCCTTTTCAAGGTGCTCAGATACGGTCTCAAGCTTTTTGTTCTGAGACTCCAACAAGCGCTGATAAGCTTCGCCCTTTGCGGTCAAAGCCTCCATGCTGTTCGCTGCACCCTTGAATTCGCTCTCTATAAGCTTCAGCTCAGAATTAAAAGCTCTTTGCTCTGCGTTTATGCTTCGTATAGCCGACTGATATTCTTTTTCTCCCTCAAGGATTAGCTTTGTGCTTATTGTCCTTGTAGCCATTATTTTTCGCCACCCTTTTCATATCCCGGCTGTCTTCTGAGCCACAGCTCCCATAAATCAAAAACCGTACCCGGACACATCAGCATCGTTTCCTTCGCTGACAATCCGTTTACGGCTCCCATTGCTAAGTAGTGGGCTCTGCAGAGTTTGTCGTCTTGCCCGGTTTTTTTTTGAACTTTTCAAGGCTGAGGTCGCGTTCCTTCTTATCCTCCTCAACCTCTCGCTTCATTCCCGCTAAAATCGCCTTTGTGACTGCCTGCTGAAGCTCCAGAACCTCATAAGGCAGTGCTGTAATACGCAGGATCTCCTCATCGAGCACTTTTCCTGCATCGTAGCCTTCGTAACGCCTAAGCAGTTCTCCTTGACGAGACAGGGTTGCTACAATGCGGCAAAACGCTTCAAAGTCGCCGGTAATAGCCTCGTATATATTTTCAATGTCCTGCAATTCAAACATGGCCGCGCCATTGTAAAGCAGGTAATATGTTTTACCTTTAAATGTAATCTCGCTCATAATATCTCCTTTGGGCATGAAAAAGCACCTATCAAACGACAGGTGCTTTTCTGTATTCTGTTTTACGCTGACTAATCGCCATAATGAGTGCGGCATTGCGCTATTTCTATTCTTCCGTCTTTGATGCGGTATACCAGCCTGTTTGCTTCGTCTATCCTTCTTGACCACCAACCGGATAAATCTCCCTTCAAAGGTTCAGGCTTTCCTATACCGTTATATCCGTTTCGCTCAATGTCCTGCACAAGCTGATTTATCCGTTTCAAGGTCTTTTTGTCTTGGGTTTGCCAATAAAGATAATCATTCCACGCTTCGTCGAACCATGTTTTAGTCATCGGCGTCCTCTATCAGCTCATGTAGTTTTCCTTTTCCTGCTTCAAGCTCGGCTATGGCTTTTCTTAGATGCACTTGATTGGCTTCGCTAAAAAACGGATCTGCCGTAATCTCAAAGGGTATTTTGCCTTGTCGAACAACCGCCTTAGTAAAGATAGTAATCGCAGTTGTCATATTCAATCCCATTTCGTCGAAAAGCGCTTCGGCTTGCTTTTTCAAGTTCTCGTCCATGCGAATGGTTACACTTGTTGTAGCCATCATATCAGCTCCTTTCTGTATTTACAATATACACTATCTGCCCCACATTGTCAATACACTGTATGCTGATTCTGTGCTTTTTATTACGAGCACATCTTTTATAGTGTTATGCCCTTGCCCCTCCCCCTCCCCCATTTCAGGGGGGAGGTCTCTAGTTGTAAAGGGCGGCTTGAGTGTTCCCTGCCATCTTTCATTAGGGTTCGGTCGGTGTCTGGCTCAGCTTGCTGTCAACCCAAGCTGCCGCTTCCTCAAAGGTTTCATAGTTCTTGGACTCAATGCGCACCTTTGTTCCTTTGTGTTTCGGCTTAAAGGCAGTCAGGTTTACGCTGGTGGTGCTGTAAGTGACATTTTGTCCTCTGGTGTTCGCTCCGTCTGCCGCGGGGGCCGCCTTTGTTTTGGGGTAGAAGTATCCCTTGTAATACTCATCGTCCTCGGTGGCGATGTTGCGAATGTACGCAAACCCGCCAAAAGGAGGAGAGTCTTCGGTGTCCCGCCTGAGCTCTCCACTGGTTTCATCAAACTCCGCACCGTAGAGCACGGCAGCATCATTGTTGTTCAGGCCGTCAGTGGTCAGGGCAACAGTGTAAGAAGATACCGCATCCTTTCTCAAGGTCTCCTTGTTGTCAGAGTAAAGGTTTCCTGCAGTTAGGTTGGGTGTTTCAGTCGCCGAAACAAGCCCTCCTAGAGAAAATGCATCCTTGTAGGTTGGGGCTGCCGTATTTGTCTCTGCCGCCGCAAAGGGTGCAAATCTCGCATATTCCGCTCCAAATGCTGATTGTGCCATATGTATTTCATCCTTTCGTTAATTGTTATTGGCTTTCAAGCCACTTACCCATAATAGCTTCCTGTACTTCCGTAACGCTGTCCGTAGCTGTCTCGTTGGCTATACGGATAAA